TTAGCTTCTGGCGTTCTGTTAGCCTTCACTTCCTCAACCAGAGCCATAACCTCATCCAGTGTGAAATACTTAGCCACAAAATCCCATGCCTGCTCTCTAGTAACTGATATTGTTCCAGCTTCTACACTATCCTCTGGCTTAGCTGGCTTAGTGCCTGTAGTGGCTTCAGTGGCTTCAGAGGGCTCATTGTCAGTGTTTTTCTTAGCAATGATAACATCAGCATCCTTCTTACCTAAGCCTTGCAATGTTAGTCCAGTCTTTAGCTTAGCCATTGCCCTGCTTACCTGTACCTTGATAGTAGCAGTGGCTTCAGCGTTAGCCTTCAATAATTCAGCTATAAGAATTATTTCCTTATGGCCTTCAGTGCCTAACTCACACAGCCTTGTTATCTCTTTTTGCTGGCTGATACCCTTGTTATTAGTGGCTACATAGCTTCTATATAGCGTTGCTTGTGTCTTACTTAAGTCATTGATTGTTTTCATAATATTCCTATTTAAGTTATGCAGTTCAAAATGAACCGCTTAGTTATGGCTGTCTTAGCCCATGCCTATAAATATACCAGATTAATCCTGTATTGCAATACTCTGGCTAAAATAAATATTCATTAATCGCATAACACTGTTATGCAAAGTCATTAAAAACCACTATCACTCGCTCTTATTCCCTCATTTTCCCACGCTGGCCACTGCTGGCCATGGCTGGCCATGCCTGTGCAATTTAAAGCCATTTAAAGCAATTTAAGGCCATTTAAAGCCACGCCTACGCCTGCCCATTTATGGCCACTGATAGCAATAGGGGCCCCACCATGGGAAAACCGCACGCACGCAGTGTAGCTCATTAGCACATGAAACGAAGTTTGGACCATAATAGAACTTTACTAATCCAAATGTAGCTAAAAGTGGCTAATTGTGGCTTATTTCGAGAAAGTTCTTGCAATCATAGGGAAGTGGTGGTATAATAGGGGTATAGAACCTCCCTTTTTTGATAACAGGACAAAGGTATGCCAGCAAAGGAAACCAAAAAGAAATCAGGTAATCCAAACTTTTACAAAGGAATGCCTTCATTGAACCCAGTTGGCAGGCCAGTAGGCTCGGTTAACAAATATACAGCTCTAAGTAGAGAGGTGTTGTCCGCTAAAGGACCAGAGATAGTTGATAAAGTTATCGAAATGGCCTTGGCTGGCGACAGACACTGTTTAAAGATGTGCATGGATAGAATAATACCAGCACATAAAGCAGTTGAAATAAAACATGAGCATAGGGATTTAGGAATAAACATTATTGTTGAGTCCGTAAAGGCAATAGAGAAGATAGAAGCCGAGGAACAGGAAACTTTTGAAGGTGAAGTAGTAGACGCTATTGACCAAGAATAGTGGCAGATATAAAGGTATCTTTGCATGATGCTCAAATGCAAATCTTTAAATCTAAGGCTCGTTTTAAAGTAGTTTCAGCAGGTAGAAGGTTTGGTAAGTCAAGACTAGCTGCATGGGTGTTATTAATTAATGCACTCCAGAGTAATAGTAAGGACGTATTTTATGTTGGCCCCACATTCCAACAGTCAAAGGACATTATGTGGGGTATGTTAAAGGAATTGGGTCAGGATGTTATTAAAGCTGCCCATGAAAATACAGCAGTATTAACTTTAATCAACGATAGGAAAATTTATTTAAAAGGGAGTGACAGGCCGGACACTTTAAGAGGCGTAGGCTTGAGTTACGTTGTACTAGATGAGTATGCTAGTATGAAACCGGAAGTTTGGGAAATGATTTTAAGACCAACTCTGGCTGACGTAAAAGGTGGTGCATTATTTATTGGTACACCAGCAGGCAAGAATCACTTTTATAAACTATTTCAAGATGCACATGAAGAAAATGATTGGGAAGCTTTTCAATATTCTTCCACAGACAATCCGCTACTTGACCCTAAGGAAATTGCTGCCGCAAAAAGCACAATGTCTACCCAAGCTTTTAGGCAGGAATTTGAAGCGACTTTCGAATCCTTTAGTGGCGGCATATTTAAGGAAGAGTGGATTAGTTATGTCAAAGATGACAAAGACTTCAAAGAAAACACAATAGGTCATTACGTAGTAGCTGTAGACCCAGCAGGTTTTGAACAAGCAAGTAAGGATAGAGGTTTAAAATCAAGTAAGTTAGATGAAACAGCAATATCAGTAGTAAAAATTGTAGGAGATGAATGGCTAGTAAAGGATATATATCATGGTAGATGGGGTATTAAAGAAACTGCTACTAAAATATTACAGGCTGCGATTGACAATGAGGCAACGACTGTCGGAATTGAGGCGGGTGCACTAAAAAATGCTATAATGCCTTATCTCGAAGATGAGATGAGGACTAAAGGAAGATGGGTAAATATTACTGATGTTACTCATGGTGGAAAAAGAAAGACAGATAGAATTACATGGTCGTTACAAGGACGACTAGAGCATGGTAAGATAAAGTTTAGAAAGGCTGACTGGAATGACCATTTTATTTCCCAAATGATGGACTTCCCCTCACCACAAAGTCATGATGACTTACTGGATAGCCTTGCTTATATAGACCAAGTAAGTGTTGCGGACTTCGCTGAAAGTATAGAGTTAGATGAGTGGGAACCTATGGATGCAATAGCAGGATACTAATTTATGGAAGAAAAAGATTACTCAGGACCATACCAACAGTTACAGGAATGGGTACTAGATAGGGTAGACCAGTGGGAAGAACATAGAAATTCTAATTATCAGTCCAAATGGGATGAATATTATCGTATATGGCGTGGTATTTGGACTAATGATGACAGAACAAGGCAATCAGAGAAGAGTAGACTAATATCTCCAGCCACACAACAGGCCATTGAGGCCACAGTTGCTGAGTTAGAGGAAGCTACCTTTGGCGGCCATCGTTGGTTTGATGTTGCTGATGACATATTAGACAGAAATCCACAGGATATAGAATATGTACGTAATTTACTTCATGAAGATTTAACGAAAGACGGAGTAAAGGATGCTGTTGCTGAGTGTTTGCTCAATGGTGCCATATATGGTACAGGTATTGGCAAGGTACTCGTACAGGACAAGATAGAAATAGTTCCTTCAGAGCAACCAGTACCCGGAACCCTTACAACCATGACGGAAACAAGAGAGGTTCCTTATGTTTGTGTTAAAGTAGAATCGGTTTCACCAAAGGAATTTGTTATAGACCCTACAGCCACTACTATTAATGAGGCTTTAGGTGTTGCACAGGTAGTTGTTAAGCCACGTTACATAATAACCAAGGGAATGAAGGATGGTATATATAATGATATGCCTCTTGGTAACTTTGATAAAGCAGATTTTGGTTTTGATGATGAGTTTAGTAACGTCAACAATGAAGATGACAAGGTAAAAATTGTAGAATACTGGGGATTAGTACCTAAACGATTCCTTAAAAAGAACGCAAGCTCTATTGATAACTTCAATTATGAAGATGATGAGTTAGTTGAAGCAGTTGTTACTATTGCTAATGACTCATGTGTATTAAGAGCAGCAGAGAACCCATACATGATGCACGATAGGCCATTTATTGCCTACCAACATGATAGGGTACCAACGAAATTCTGGGGAAGGGGTGTTGCTGAGAAGGGATACAACCCCCAAAAAGCTTTAGATGCCGAACTGAGAGCACGTATTGATGCCTTAGCACTCACGACACACCCGATGATGGGTCTTGACGCTACTCGTCTACCACGTGGAACTAAGTTTGATGTTAGGCCGGGTAAAACTATCCTCACTAATGGCGACCCTAAGTCTGTTCTAATGCCTCTTAACTTCGGTAGTCTATCCCAGTCTACATTTACTGAAGCCGCAGAGCTAGAACGTATGGTTCAAATGGGTACTGGTGCTATGGATACTGCTAACAGTAACTTTGCTAATCCTCGCAACTCTACTGCTAGTGGAATGTCAATGCTCCAAGCGGCATCTATCAAACGTCAGAAGAGAACCTTAATGAACTTCCAAGATTCCTTCTTAATTCCAATGATTAATAAGACTGTTTGGAGGAAAATACAGTTTGATAATGAAAGATATCCAGCAGTAGATTTTAAATTTAAAGCTTATAGTAGTCTAGGCATAATGGCC